GGGATGAAGAGGCTTTGGCTTTATATTTGAGAGCATTGATTAAATATTGTCTGGAAAATATCTCCATTCAGTTTAGAAAAGTTCAAGCCACCTTGGATCTTCCCGTTCCCGTGCCTTTTATAGTTTCAGGTGGAACTAGTCTGGCTGGGGGCTTTATAGAAGTTTTCAAAGATGAATTTGAAGCTATCAAGAAAAGGGGCTTCCCTATTCAGATTAGCGAGATTCGTAGTGCTAAAGATCCTATGACTGCTGTTGCGGAAGGTCTTTTGGTTCTTGCTATGGAAGAACATGTCGAATGACAGAGGTGCACTATCTACTATTATTTGATACAGGCGCTCAAGCGACGATTGGTTTTGGAGCTAAAGGATAGTTTTTCAAATCATCCTATTTACGAAAAAATAGTTCCTTATATTCAGAATCGTTTTGCTTTCGATGAACGTCCGAAGTACGGAATTGTTGTTAAAGGTTCCAACGCAAATAAAGTAATACTGTCCGCTGACAACTTCATGGGTTCGGTAATGAGCCACGTAATGTTGGCTTACGTGGGTGCCGCTGCTTATCCTTTGGAGTGGGTTAAAGAAGATTTGGCTTGTCTGAAAGCCAATAATGATGTGATGCCAACTCCTCCGGGTATTTATTATGTTGAGATTTTAAGTGTTCCCGATACTCCACAAAGTGAGGGAACTTTTATTGTTGATCCCCTGTTGACGGTTAATGACGAAGCTGTTCTTAGGTTTGTGTCCGGAGTTGAAAATGAAGCGCAACTTCAACAAATTCCAGTTCAAGGTACGTTGCGCTTATGGGAAAATCGTAGGTTTTTATTAATTGAAGGGACGCATTATCAAGTAGATTATGACACAGGGGCTATTAAACTTTTATCTCCATCTTCAGCGGGATCAGTATTAACAGCGGATTATCGTTATTCTGTCCAATCTGTAGGTCCTATTAAGTTTCAATGGAATAAAGCTGATTTTGCTACGTTGCCGGGTATTATTCTTGCCTTTGGGAAGAGAGCCCGTGTAGGAGATAAAGTTGCTGTAGTAGTTTATGAAGATCGGGTAGAAGCAGCTAAAGCTTATGGTGGAAAGTTTGAAGCTTCGTTTGATTTAGATGTTATTTCCGGTGATTCAAATCAAATGGAAGAAATAGCCGATCTCGTAATTATGTACCTTTGGGGACAAAAACGTGATCCCTTATCTTCGGAAGGTATAGAAGTTACGGATATTTCAATGGGCGGGGAAGCCGAAGAAATTTATGATGAAACAGCAGATGATTATTTTTACAATGCCTCCCTTTCAATCCAAGTGCAAGCGGATTGGGAACTCCATATTCCATTACCTTTAACTGTCAGTAGAGTGACGGCAACAACGGCGGATATGGATAAGGCAGCGATTCCTCTTGATCCTACCCAAGGCACCACGATTATTGGAGATGTACGAAATAAGTTATTCTTTACAACGTTTCCGGTTATTGCCGGAAGGAATAATAATTTTGAACGTATACTTTGAGATTAAATCAAAAATAATGGAGATGAAAAAATGCCTAAATATTCTTTCGAATGTCCGGTTTGCAATTTACGTTTCGAACGTAATTTAAAGGTTGGAGAGCATCCAACTCATGATTGCCCGGAGTGTCATGATCCCGCTCCATTGGTAATTTCTGACTTTGGATTCGCTTTTTCAGAGGGAAAAGGGGCTCCTGCCAACTCCGGAGTACATGATCAGGATTATCCAACGGCTGACAAGGCAGTAGGACGTAGTGCAGAAAGACGCTGGAATCATATTAAGGCTCGGGACAAGGTAAAAGAAGAAGTTCGAAAACAAGGTCAATCCCCTGCTCTTATTAGGCATACAGGGGAAGATTTTATTGATTATGAAGCTATGGGTAGCCGGAAAAGGGAGGCTCGGAAGAAACTTGTAAAGGAAGCCATTCGCCTAACTAACGAGCAAAAGCGTTAAAGTTTTGTTTTATTGGCCTTTACAAGAGGCCGTGCTTTAGCCCGGTTCTCGAAAATAAAGATTCAAATCGAATCATATTTTTTTAGGGACTTTTAGTCCCCAGATCAGATCCAAATCCAGATTAAAAAATCTTTAGTCTCAATAGGAGATCTGATTATGCTGGGTCCCTTTATAAGTTATGCTCCTCCAGGCGTTTATACTCGTACTTTAACTGAAACCAACGCATCAAATCTGGTTGCTGGCCTTAGAATTCCGGCTTTAATAGGCGTAGGGCAAGAGGAGCTGGAACAAGACGATTTTGAAATTGTTCGTGGCTCATCCTCAAACGTTGATCAACAAATTGTCAACGAAGATATAGCTGAGAGTTGGATTGTTGATGCCACCAACCCAAGTAATCCTATCATTGGGGCTCAGGATGGTACTCTGACGACCTTTCGGGTTAGAAACTATCCGATTGTAGACGGACAGGGTTTTGGTCGAGTCACCAATGATGTACGTTCGGTTACGGTGTCTGTAAATGGTTCCCCCGTGGCTTTGGGATCGGTACAAGGTCAAAAGGGTTGGGTAACCCTTCAAATCCCAACACAGCCTACGGATTCTGTTCGATGCACGTATTTCTTCCACCGTGGGGATACAGCTTTCACGGATGATGTGTCCCAACAAGTAACTGTGGCAAACGCTTCGTTAGTATCCCCTGGTTATGCCCCATTTGATATCACTACTGGAACTAATGATCAGTTCACTATTTCCGTCAATGGTACTACGGCAACTGTTACATTGCCACAAGGTTCTTTAACTGCGGCAGTTGTGGTTTCTATTATTAATGCGGCGTTGATTCCAAATCTTTCAATGTCGGTTTTCACGGACGGTCAAGGTTTGGATCATGTTCAGTTTACAGCTCCCATTAGTCTTACAATTGGGGGTGGAACGGCTAATGGTCCGTTGGGATTTACATCTGGTGCTACTACCGCTCGTACTCGTGCTTTTCACGTATTCAACCGTCCAATCGTGGATGGAACGGGTGGTGGAATTACGACTACTGATCCTTCTAAAGTAGTTGCGAAAGTCAATGCAATTCAAGTAATAGTTGAATCAGTAGATGGTGCTAATGGCATTGTAACGTTACCGTTTGCTCCTGCTCCGGGTGCAACTGTTACTCTGCAATATTGGGCTAATACTTGGCAAGACACGTTCGATTATCTTCCCAACAGCTTGGTTACAACAGTTTTGCGTTGTGGTATTTCTCCAGGACGTAATGATTACATCCAAGGCACGGATTTTGTAATATCAAATCCAAGTGCGGATGTTAGTGTTATTAACTGGGGTTCCAGTTTCCAAGTGGCTGCGGGAACAACTTCTCCTGGTGCTACACCTTTTGATGGCTCCACTGGTTCCGGTGGTCAAATTGTCGGGTCATTAATGGATGACCAGATGTATTTAGGTTTATGCACTCGGGTAACAGATACGAGCACCATTCCTGCTACGATTTCACCTACGGACTTCTTGCTTCCTGAAGTTCCTACTATGGGTAATGGTCGTAGTACGCCTCTCGGGCTTTCGACTTATAATTCAGTTGCTAACGCTCGTCAGGATCTTGTCACAAACCGTCCTGATCTTGTTCGAGTTTACACGGGTCGTACCTTACAAGATGCTCTTAATAGAGCCGCTGTATCAGTTACAGTTGTAGATGGCGTAAATCGTAGGATTATTCTCAAAGCGCCCCAGCCGCCTGATTATAATGCCTATGCGACTTTCTACTACAGCCATCTTGTGGATGATACCTATATTCTGACTAATCAGGTTGCTGGTCCGGTTGGAACAGGTCAATACACGGTATTTTCAACTTTGTTGGATCGGAACCTCTTTGAAGTGAAGTTCGCTTCTAAAGTTGGGTTGAGCCAAATCGTACAATGGCCTCGTGGCGTGGAGCAAATCCCGGATGCATTTCACACGGGAGCCGGTACTCCGGTGTCTGAAGTTGTAACGGTAACCTTTGGTAATACAGTAGCTAGCAATGCTGCATATACAAACAAAGGTGCTTCTCCGTACTCTTTCTATTCTCCGTTTTCAGCAACTTGGAGCACCATGGTCAATGGAGTAAGCCAAGTTTCTAACTTGGCTTTAGCCGCCCCGGCTGTTTTGATAGGAAGACATGTAACTCCGATTCAATCTGGCATTGATGCTGGCAAGATTGCTATTGCTCCGTCTCCGGCCAATAAACTGAATCTCACGGTTGATAGTGTTACGGTTGCAACTATTTCGATTACAGCTGGTAATCGGACTCCAACACAAATCGTGTCGGATATTAATGCTATCCTTGGTGTGGCTGGTGTAGCGAGTTATAAGCAAATCGGACCCCCAACAGGTGATGTTTTCTTCATCATTCGAGGTGCTGTAACTCCTGGAGCTTTACCGGGTGGCTTTGATGATATATCGAACGTTACGGTAAATCAGGGCACCATTGAAAGCACTTTAGGATTTTCAACTTTCCAGTCAGCAAGTGGAACAACGGGAGCCATCAATAAAGCTGCCACAATGTTGGGAACCTTAGTTGGTCCTTTCAATATTACGGCGGGTTTAAATGATGCTTTCAGTATCCGTGTCAACGGAGTGGATTACAGTATTACGTTGACAGCGGGTGCTGCGGTTGCTGCAACACAAATCGTATTAGATATTAACGCTGTAGTTGCAGGTGTTGCTTCGGTAGGTACCGGTGTTAATCTGAACAAGGTTCGGCTCACAGGTCCCACAAATGATTCCGGATCGGCCATTCTAGTCAATATTGGATCAGCAAACAGTGTTCTTGGCTTCACTCAGAACCAGTTTGCAAGCCAAACCCTTGTAGCTGCTCAGGAAGTTGTTGATGTGCTTATGGCTACAGCGGGCTTTGCAGCGGGTGCTGTGGCTTATGCGGACGTGTTAGGTAGTAGCACCTACATAACCATTGAATCACTAACAGTTGGTGCAGCGGCTTCCAGTATTGGGTTCTCAAATTCGGCAAACTCGGCATTCAATCCCACTTGCGGAACAAATATTACTCCCGGTATAGACGGAGATGTTGGAGAGGATGCTCAGAATAATTATGTAGTGACCTCAACTGCTCCGACTGGATCAAGCGGTACAGGGATACCCGGACAGACCTACACGGATGCTCGCACGGGGCTTCGCTTTACGGTGTTGCCTTCGAGTACTGGTAGTTATGACACTACTCCTCCGTGTTACTTTACCATGGAAGTGTCCCCAACTTTCCATGTGAGTCCGTCAGTTCCTCGTTATTCGATTGGAGGCTTGGAACTGTTGGTTACAAATACGGTGGGCGTAGGTGTCAATGATACGGCAAATTTGACTACCTATAACC